CCGGCGATGTATCCGGCTGTTGCATCGCCATGGAGGCACTGGGGGCAACCACCAGCGCCAACATCCAGGTCAAAATCAACGTCGGCATCGGCACCGTTGCCTAAACCACGTTGACCCCATAAAGAGCCGGGCCCCGCGCCCGGCTTTTTTTTGGACAGAACCATGACACTTGCAAGCGATATCCAAAACGACCTGGCCAACATGCTCGGCGACTGGGGCGACAGCATCCGCATCAGCGCCACCGACTACAACGGCGTGTACGACAGCCAACTGGTCGAAACCGACGACTATCTCGGCTTTGCGCCGACGTTTTCGCTATCGCAAACCGACGTCACCGCGTCCGGCGTCGCCCGTGGCGACAGCGTCACCATCACCAGCGGCATCGCCGGCCTGACCGCCAAAACCCACACCGTGCGCGCCATCGAAGCGGCGCAAGACGGCCTTGTTAAATTGATACTGAGCGAGTAACACCATGGCCGACCACCGCGCCGAACAGATCATGGCCGCCGTCACCACGGCCGTTACCGGGCTGGCCACCACCGGCGCCAACGTGCAACGCGGCCGCGTGTACCCCTGGGGCAACGACCAGGCGCATGCCATCAGCGTGTACCAGGGCGATGCCGAGGCGGGGCTCGAACAAAACTTTGCGCAAAAGACCGTGGCGCTCACGGTCAACATCGTGGCCCACGTCAAGACCGTGGCCGACCAGGTCGACACCCATTTAAACCAGGTCGCCAAAGAGGCGTACATCGCCATCATGGCCGACCGCACCCTGGCCCTGCCGTTCGTCATCGACACCGACTGGCGCGGCAGCAGCGCGCCCGACACCGACGGCAACGCCGAGGCCACGCACGGCCGCCAGGAACACCAGTTCATCGTCATCTATCGGCATTCATCCGCCGACCCGAGCCAGTGAGGAAACCATGAATTTTAAACCCAAGCAGGGCGGCAAACAGCCGCCCGCCGACAGCACCGCCCCGGCGCCCGCCAAAAACGCGCCAAAGCCGACCGACACCCCGACCGACACGACCGAGGAATAAACCATGCTCAAAATCCGCGAAGTCATCTATGCCAAGGTGCAGACCGCGCACGGCACGCCGGCCACGCCCACGGCCGGCAGCGACGCCGTGCTGTGTTCAAACCTGGCCTACAACCCGGCCGCCGCCGCGCGCATGCTCGAACGGCCGGTCATCAAGAACACGAAAGGCAAACTGGCCCAGGTCTACGGTGGATCGCTGGCCGAAATCTCGTTCGATGTCGAGATCCGCGGCAGCGGCACCGCCGGCACCGCGCCCGAAATCAACGACCTGCTGGTTGCCTGCGGCATGGCCGAAACCATCGTCGCCAGCACCTCGGTCACCTACACGCCCGCCACCGACAACCAGCAATACGTCACCATATACTACATGCAAGACGGCGTGCGCCGCATCCTCGAAGACGCGGTCGGCACGTTCAGCCTCAACATGGAGGCCGGCGCCATCGGCATGATCAGCTTCACGTTCACCGGCCACCACGGCACCGCCAGCGATACCGCGTTCGGCGCCGGCACGTTCCAAAGCACGGTGCCGGTGCCGGTCATCAATGGCGGGTTTACGATTGGCGGTTACAGCGCCAGCGTCAGCAAACTGGCGATCGATCGCGGTAACCAGGTCGTCACGCCGCCCGACTTCAACACCGCCGACGGCTTCGGCCAGATCCGCATCGCCGACTGGGATATCACCGGTTCGTTCGACCCGCTGGCGACCCTCTTGGCGACCAAGAACTGGGTCAACGAATGGCAGGCCGGCACCGCCCAGGCCCTGACCACCGGCGCCATCGGCAGCACCGCGGGCAACATCTACACCGTGTCGTGCCCGGCCGTCAGCTACCGCAGCATCGCCCAGGCCGAACGCGAGGCCGAACGCGCCTACGAGATCGGTTTCGGCGCGGCCGAATCGTCCGGCGATGATGGCCTGTCCATTATTTTCCAGTAATAAATTATGGTTTAATAGTGCTGTTCTAGAAGACGGATACCACACATGAATAGCACAAGTTTGTCAGAGTTGATAAGGGTCACTAATAAGCAAGGAATTTTTGCAAAACAGGGATTGTTTGCTGACTCGCAAATTGAAACTGCATACCGATTTTTAAAAGAATATGCTGCTGATTCGATTTGTTTCGATATAGGTCATGCCGATAATTTAAGGGGAATCGGAGACCAATTTATTGATTATATGCCAAATATGCCATATGAAACCTCATGGTTTGAAGTCATCGACAAGACTGTAGATTCTCATGAGATTTGCCAGATTGGTGCGTTAGTTCGCGAAGACAAAAAAGATTTTGTAAGGACCCAGCAGTTTTGCTTTTTCATTAAATTCGATGAAGAAAAAATATGGCAATTTATAGGGATGGCGAGGATTAAAGGCGGAGATAAAATTATCGAAACGCAGTTGATGACCGGCACTATTGATGGTTTTTGTAGGCCTATGGTGAATTTTGTTTATATTGCCTGTGATGCCATGAATAAATCAAATGCCGAATTGATTGAATCGCCGCCGTCAAAAACAAAAAAAATAATGGCGAGTCGAAAAAGTAAAAAACTTTTTTCGACATGGACGGTAATTATAAACACCAGTAGGTATAAAAAATCAGAAGCCAAAGGAGGAACGCACGCCTCGCCGCGTATGCATACCCGCCGCGGCCACAAACGAGAGTATTCGCCTGGGAAATACACATGGGTAAATCCATGCGTAGTAAAGGGCAGTACCGACGGGATGATTTTTAAAGATTACAGAGTAAAAATTGGAGATTAGAGTGCCAAGACAATATAAAAACGTCGTTAATTGTATCAGCGATTGTGATATTGAAAAGCTGATCGAAATCTCTGATATTGATAAATCATCAGAATTGTCATCAATTGAAATGCAGGCAATGATTAATAGATGTTTTGTGTATATGGATTTTTTGGAAAAAGAGATCAATGAACTAAAGCGAACCGTTCAAAGTTTGGAGCATTAGAATGCCAATCAAAGCCACCGAAGGGCTCGCGCCCGAATGGTACACGCCGCCCGGCCAGGGCGACGGCACCCCGACCCGTTTTAAAATCCGCCCGCTCGATGGCGCCGAGTTCGGCGAAATCGCCGACTACGTCAGCATCGACGCCGGCGTGCCCATGATCAAGGCCGCCGGCCGCGATCGCTGCCTGAAAATGGCCCTGCAGGATTGGGAAAACCTCGAAGGCGTCGGCGGCCCGGTGCCGTTCACGCCGCACAACCAGCGCCTGATCCCGCACGAGGTGCGCGTCGCCATCGTCAACCGCGTGCTGGTGATATCGACACTCGGCGAGGAATTGGAAAAAAACTGATGATCGCGGTGAACGTGGCGCGCAATCCAACGGATTTTGATTGCAAAACCTGCAACGCCCGTCACTGCGACGACAGCAACCCGGCCCCGTTTGCGCGCTGGAAAATAGACGGCCTGATCGAGTCGACCACCTGCCTATTGCCGATGATCACCGCCTTCAGCCGCGAATGCCTGCGCCTGTACGGGCACTATAAAAACGGCCGCCTGCCCTACGCCGGCGGATTGTACAACCAACCGCGCCGCTACCTGCAGGCGATGGAAACCCTCGATCATGGCTACCAGCAAGCACGAAACTAGATTCGTTCTGACCGCGCAGGATAAAACCAAGGTCGCGCTCAAATCGGCCGAGGACGGCATCAAGGGACTCGACGGTGTCGTCAGCAAGCTGACCGCTGGCTTTGCCGGGCTGGCCGGCCTGGGCGGTATCGGCCTGCTCATCAACAAGCAGGTCGACGCCGCGCGCCAGGCCGACGCCTACAGCAAGGCGCTAGGGGTCAATGTCGAAACCCTGACCGCCATGCAATCGGCGTTTCAAACGGTCGGTATCCAGTCCGACAAAACCGCCGACATCCTCAAAGACGTGGCCGAAAAGATCGGCGACGCCTTCCGCAACGATGCCGGCGAAGCCAAGGAGGCGCTCGAAGGGCTCGGACTGTCGGTCGCGCACATCGCCCAGCTCTCGCCCGACGAGCAACTGCTGGCGATCGCCAATGCGCTCGGCCAGGTCGGCACCCAGGGCGAAAAGATCCAGATCATGGAGGCCCTCGCATCCGATGCCGCGCTGCTGTTGCCGCTGCTCGACAACAACGCCGAGAAACTGCGCGAACTGACGCAGGCGGCGAAGGATAGCGGCGCGGCGTTGACGGAAAGTGAAGTGCAAACCTTAAAGGATGCTGGCGAGGCCATGGCGAAGCTAGATAGGACTAGCGACGCTTTGGGCCAAACATTGGCCGTTACATTGGCGCCCCACTTGACCAGCTTACTCGAATTTGCCGACGACATGGTTAAAAAATTTGGCAAAGCAGAAACAGCCGTCAGTGATTTTTTCGATCAATTCTATAGCGCCGGAAATAATGAGGCGTTTACATCCATCGAAAATGCGCAGAATAAATTGGATTTGATGGTTCGCCGTGCGGCGCGGTTAAGGTCTGGGATAGAGGAAGGAGGATTTGGGCCTGAATCAGCACCGGCGCGCCGCTTGGCAAATTTAGAAAAAGAAATTGAACTGCAACGCGAAAACGTCCGGCTCGCTGAACGTCAAAATGAATTAATGCTGCAATACAGGGAAGGCGGAAAATTTCAGATAGAAGTCGAAAACAATGGGTTAAATAATAATCTTGGGTGCGCAGCAGAAGACAAACAACAAGAAGAATACGAGAAATTCCGACAGTCCCTGCTGACCCGCGAAGAAGCGATCATGGAATCGCAAGCACGTCAGCTTGAGCAACTGCAAATGTTTAAAGATGCCGGGTTAGAAATGGAAATGTCCTACGACGAAATGCGCACGCGCATTGTCGAAGATACCGAAACCAAACTTACCGGCGTGTATGACCAGGAAGCCAAAAAGCGCGCGCAAATCGAAAGCAATCTGCAATCGCAATTAGCCGGGCTTCGCCAAATCGGTTTGAACCAGGCGCTTGGCGTACTGAATATGTTGGCGCAAAAAAGCGAGGGATGGGCGTTAGCCGCCCTGGCTGTTGAAAAAGGCATGGCCCTGGCGCAAATCAGCGTCAACGAGGCCAACGCCATCGTCGCCACAAAAACCTTGTATGCCCTTGGGCCTGCCGCGCCCGGTGCATTGTCAGCCGCGCTCGCCGATGTCACCTCAACCGCCAACTTTGCGCGGGGCATGGTCATCGCATCCGGTTTATATCAAGCGTCACAAATGGGATCGGGTGGCGCCGGATCGGTCGGCAATGTCGCCAGCGCGGTGCAGGCCCCGGCGCCCTTGTTGCAACCGCCAACCAACCCCGTCGAAACCGCACCCACCCAGGGCAACCAGATCACCATTCTGATAAAGGGCGAGGGCCCATTCGACGACATGGTGCGCAACAGCATCGAGGTTTTATCCGACAACGACGAACTGGTATTTATCAATGGTTGATTTCGTCTACACCGCCGCGCGCGCCCTGAAAACGGGCCATACCGCCGGCACCGATTACACCATCAGCATCAACATCCAAACCGGCGACCCGCAACCGATGCCGGTGCAAACCGTCAGCATGTCGCTATCCGGCAACCAGGTCACCACCGTTTCGCGCCTCGACCAACACATTGACATCAACACCGATTTTTTTAACGCCAGCACCACGCCCGATTACGACGACATGCACGAATTTATGTACAGCGTACTCCACGGCGAAACATTCAGCTATGCGGGGTCAGATGTCAAACTGGTGGGCACGCCGCGCCTCAACCGCACCGGCGTTTATTTCACCTGGTCGTTTACACTCCGCTACGTTTAAACCATGCGCACAGACACCACAAATTACACCAACCTGGCCAACCAGGACATACTGCACCCGCGTTACGTCATCGCACTGTCATTCGATGACGCGAATACAGACATCACCTACCTGACCAGCCACGACGATTGCCTCGACCCTGGCAGCGTCGCCGCCATCGACCGCATCGACGGCGCCATCATGCCAGACGGCATCAGCGGGCAATCGCAACGCATATCGCCCGACCGCGCGCAGCACACCATCGGCTCTGTCACGTTTAAAATACTCGATGTCAATGGCGAACTGTCGACCAAGATCAAAACCAAGCTCGACGGCGGCGAGGGCCTGCGTTACAAGCGAATCAGGTTATACAAAGGCTGGGCGGGCCTCACGTCGTGGAGCGATTACACACTCTGGCTGACCTACCGCGTGGAAAATATCAGCTATTCCGCTGGGGTCTACACCATCACCACCAACGACATCCAGCGTGCGGCCAAGGACAAAATATTCGAGCTGCATCAGGGTGTTTTAACCAGCACCATAACCGCCGCCGCCACCACCGTTCCGGTCACCATTGCCGATGCGCAAAACCAGTTCCCGCTGGTCTATCACGACGACAGTTGGGACGCCCACATAAACCAGGCCGTCGGTTACATCAAAATCGATGACGAGATCATCGCTCACAGTGGCTGGACGGATACCAACTACAACGCCCTGCAGGTTGTCGAGCGTGGCGCACTGGGCACGCAGGCGGTGGAACACGAAGTCAGCGAAACCGAAAGCGATCAAAAGAAAAAGGTCGAGGAGTACGTTTACCTGCAGGGCATCGCGCCCGCGCTGGTTTACGGGCTGTATAGCGGGCTGAACATACCCGCGCCGAATTTGATCAATGACGTGGCGGGGTTTTCGGAGTTTAGCGTTGTAGGTTCGGGGGTTTTATCCGAAAGCAATGATGCGGGGCCTGTATCATGGAGTCACTGGATTGACTTAATCGACGATGCTGCTGCATCGACAGAATATGCCAGTTATGTGTTGCCTGCTGGGGTGTATGTCGATAATCAAACATATACAGCATCGATAATAATCAAGCATGACGCAACAAAAACACTAGATTTTGCTGTTTATATTGATTTTATTGGCGCCAGCAGTTTTATTTATCAGTCTGTTAATATGTCAACAAAAGCCGCTAGCTTTGGCACTACTGGGTCTGCTGTTAGGGTTGCCTCAAGCGCGATATTACAAAACGATTATTGGTTCATATCTATCACTGGTTATTGTTCGGATGTTGCGGCTACAAATTGCCGCTTGAATATTGTTCCAGCTGCATTTTCGGCAAGCAACACTCAAACCATCCAGGCCGCACTGCCCTATTTCAGCATCGGCCAAAACCCAGGCATGCACCCGCTGCCGTCACACTGGCACCTTGGCATTCACCCGGATTACATCCGCCAATCGGACTACACCGGCATCGGCGCCGACTTGTGGGACACCACTACCGGCACAGGCCGCACCGCGCGATTTATGGGCATTGCCGACGAAACCGGCAAAACATTTATAGAAAAAGAACTGCTGCAGTGGATGGCCTGCTACGCCCCGGTGCATACCGACGGTGCGCTGGGCCTGCGCCGCCTCAAGGCCGCGCTGCCGTATAGCGCCTATGACGCCTACCTGGACAGCACCCAGATCACCCGCGTGGGCGATTTGAAATACGACCAGTCCGCGTTGATCAACAACATCATCATCAAATGGAACTGGGTCGACAGCCTGGGCCGCTACACCAAAACCACGCAACTGGCCGACACCGACAGCGCCAGCAAGTACGACACCGCGCCCGCCAAAACCTACGAATTTCGGGGCGTGTTTAACGGCGTGCATACCGACAGCGACCTGCAGGCCTATTTCCAGCAGATTCGCGACCGCTACAGCGCGCCGCCGTTGCGCCTGAGCGTTTCCACCATGCCGCAATGGGACCGCCTCGAGGTCGGCGACACTGTGCGCATCAATTGCGGCGAATTGTGGGATTACCACATCGACGACGCGCTGGACCGCGTGTTTGAAATCCAGCAGATCAAAACCGACTGGCGCACCGGCTCGGTATTGCTCGACCTGTTCGGCAGCGTCGAGGCCGGTAGCGAAATAGCGATCGCCGGTACCTTCGTGCTGGCTGATGCGTTTTACGGCAGCGGCGGGCAACTGGGCGGCACAGACTTGACCACCGTGCTGACGATATCCGGCGGCGCCGTCACCGCCAACGGCAGCCTGAGCGCCGGGGATTACTACTACAACGGTGGTG